ATTAACCATAAAGAACCAAAGAGATACGCAACCAAAATTCCAGATGATTTTTGGCCTACAAAAGACCTTTTAGATTGGCAGGGTGAACACTTCCCAGAAGTAGATTGGAAACTTGAGACGCACAAGTTTATTGACTACTGGAACTCGGTCAGCGGGAGCAAAGGCAACAAGACGGATTGGCAAGCCACCTGGCGCAACTGGATACGAAACAACAAGAAACCAAAGCGAGCCAGCCGAGAAGAAGAAAACAAGAAAGCAATGAGGGAGTTTCTAAAAAATGCAAAAGACTGAGACAGCAGAACTAATCGAGTTTCTAAGCCTTGTAGACGGGCGCAAAATCTCTGGCGAAAAGATTATGGCTTGGCACGAAGTCCTAGGCTTCTTGGACTACCCTGTGGCTAAACAGGCGGTCATTGAAGCTCAGCGAGATGCGGCGATTCAGTACATCGAGCCAAAGCACATCTTGGGCAAGGCAAAGTCAATTCAAGACAAGGCAAAAGCTGAGGCTGTCAGAGCTGAGCAGTTCAAGCAAAAGCCTTTGACATTCGGTTCAAGGATGCCAAAATGTCAGCACGGAATAGGACTATTGCTTTGTGATCCGTGTTGTAAAACAGCGGCTCAACAAGCTGGCTTGGTAAAGTAGGTGGGTGGATGAGAACAAAGCTATCTGTTCGCGTTGCGGTTCAACTTGGACTGTCAATGCTCAGAAGCGCGAGCGCACCGACCTTCGGTGTTTCTCCTGCCGTATGCGAAAATCTCTGGTCATCAAGTACGGTAGCCAGAAGTGCGTCACCTGGCAGGGTGAGTTTGACCGTGAGACGCTAACCGTTCCAATGTATGAAGGACACCCAGTATTGCCAGGATTACGCAGGTGTGGTCACATAGACTGCGTAAATGCTGAGCATGTTATCCAAGCGGATGACTAAAATAGAAGAAAGAAAGAGAGGCTGAGATGGCTACCATCGAAGTAAAAGGGAAAATCGGCAGGATTTTCTACGAGAACAAGGGTCTTGAGGTTATCGAGACTTACACAACCAAAGCTGGCAAAGAAGTAAACGCTTACTACACCGTTTGGCTAAACACCCCTGGCACTTTTAGTGTTGGCGATGAAGTCAAGGTCAGAGGGCTTTACGGACACGAGATTTCCGAGTGGGACAACGAGGGCGAAACCAAGCGCAAGGTAAAGGTTTCGGTAAACAATCCTCTAGTCACAATGACTTCAGAAGGCTTTGCCCCGACACACGGAGACACACCCTTTTGAGAATCATCCAATGGCTTCTCCCGTCATCTACTGGACTACTTTTGCTAAACCTATCTAAGACAGCAGAAGGATTCTGGAATGTGGCGGGAGTCGCTGTTGGAGTTTTTTACATCTGGGCTGGCCTCAGTGCCGCCTGGATGATTTATGTCAGAAACTGAATTTACAATCTCCGTAGTCGGAGACCCTGCCTCTCAGGGATCACACGCCATTATGAACGGGCGAATCGTTCAGGTCAATTCTAAAAAACACAAGGCTTGGCGCTCAGCTATTGTCAGCGCCTGCATTGACAACCTGCCTGAAGGCTGGGAGCCACTAGACGAGCCAGTAGAGCTAATCGTCAATTTCTACATGTTGAAGCCAGAGTCAGTCAAACGCTCATTGCCTACCGTTGCCCCCGACTTGGACAAGCTAATTCGGTCAGTCGGAGACGCTCTAGCCATAGCTGGGGTCTATGCCGATGACTCCCGCATAGTCCGCATAAGCGCTCGCAAGCTGTATGCCACAGGCATAGAACCAGGCGCAACTATCTCGGTAAAAACTATGCGACACGCCGAAGAATAAAAATACCTAAATCTTGCTTTTTCTCTGAATTTTTGCTAATTTCAGTTTATTAGCTAAATGGCTGACATAAAGAAAGAGGGAACATGCCAACAAATTCACCAATGCAGATTGAGTTCGATTCAAGCGACTACAACCCACACCAGTACAACCACGGGGTTGCACAAGCTGAAGGAATCACAATCGGCAGAAGCCTAATGAAAGAGGAAGTGCTGCGACTGATAAATGCCGCATACCCGACTCCGACTAAGGCCACCAAGATTATTACTGACTTGATTGAGGGGATTCAAATTGAGACGGATTCTGTCCTTTCTTTATCCAGCAGATAAATTGGCTGCCTACAACCAAGGCAGGCGCGATGAGCAAATGGCTGTTGAATCGCTGATTGAGGCGTTTCGGCTGAGCAGATGGCTAGACATCGCAACATGCAACATCATCCTTGACCACTTGAATCACATAGATCGCAGACCGAAGGGAAAACTATGAAAAGAAAAATGAGCATTGAGTACGACCCAAATGACATTCCTAAATTACGGGATATCGTTGCAACTCAGGTTTATGAAATTAGGGACAAGGCGTATACAGAAGGCGTGCAATCTGAGCGTGAGCGCATTATCAAATTACTAGAAACGGAAATGGCTGGCAGAGATTCTTGGCTTACAGCTATTCAACTAATCAAGGGAGAACTATGAGCGACCTGCAAGACATCATCGTAAACAGTTCCATCAAGGCTTTCAAGAACGGCTATCACTTTGGCAAGACCGAAGAACTAAACCGTGTAGTCAGCTTGCTACAACAGCACGAACAGGAAACCAAATGCGAGTGCGAGGGATGCAACTCCTGGACTAACGCCTTTGAGTTCATCATCAGAGAGATAAAGGGTGAGGTCAATGGCTGACAGTCAATACACCAGCGGGTTTGAAGCAGGCAAAGAATATGCCCGTAAACAAATCCTTGATTACATTCAGCAACATTTGGAAGAAGAAGTAGACATCACTTCAGAAGACATCGCAAGTGAGATTGAATACCTACAGCGTCAAGACATAAGGGAGAAAAACAATGGATGAGGACTTTACAACAGAAACAAAGCTTGACCTTCTCAGCATTGAGCTAGATGCACTAGCCAACGAGATTCAGGCGATTGAGGATGGCTTGATTGCCATACAGAAGAAATACGGAAGGGAAAACGATGAGGCTGTTCAATCCAACTAAGACCGACCAAAAAGTCAAAGCCTACGCAAAAGGCTACGCCCGTGGCTCAAAAGAAATGGCAGAGCATCTTAGGGAAATGATTATCTACAATTTGCTCAACGATGCCGTGCTTAGTACCTGCATGGGTACAGAGACTATGGAGAAGATTGTCCAGATTGTTGAGGAATCCTAATGGGCAAGCATGTAGGAATCAGAAAAAGAACGACAGTTTTTGAGTACCGCTACTACTACCGCCGAGTGATGGCTGCGTGGATCAGGATTAGAAGACTAATCAAAGCCAGGCTAAATCATGGATGAGCTAGAAAAGGCACTCAAACTGCTAGAGGACAAGAACTTGGTCTGGTCTGAAGATTTCGACACGATTCGGTTAGAATTGACACAGCTAATGAGAAAGGCTGCTGATGTCGAATACCATAGGCTTGAAGCGGAACTTGACGCTTTGGCAAGACAACTAAGCAATGAAGGGAAAAACAATGCTAGAGGGACTACAACCACCTAAAAAGACTCCAGCGTGCAAAGTAAGAAGCGTGCTTGAGTCTCTTGAGGCGAAAGATAAAGAAATACTAAAAACTGCATTAGCTGATGCAAACTGGCCTCACTCAACACTTACACTAGAACTAAACAAACGAGGCTTAGTAATAAGCGAGCAACCAGTTCGCAAACACAGAATCGGAAGATGTAGCTGTGCTTGAGAATTTAGAGCCAACCCCTAAGATTACGGCCCCTAGGGATTGGCGGCCTGCGGTTGAGTTTGATGGCACGAACGGACTTGCCACCACTCCACCGACCACAGGAGACCAGCCAGACTTCACCCAGTTTCTAATAGACCAAGGCTTTGACCCTGAGAGAGTAGAGATCTACGGTCCTGTTAGAACTTCACGCTGGCAACAGCGCGAGGGTGGAGCCTGGTTGGTTTCTTGGCGGTTCAACTTCAGGATGAAAGCTGAATTAGAGCTTGACCTACCGACACTTTACGCTCAGGCAAAAAAGACAAAATTGCCAGTCGCAAAGAAAACAGCCGAAGGCAAAGCCCTAGTAATTGTCCCAGCCGACTTTCAGGTAGGCAAGACAGGCTCACGAGGAAACACTCAAGACTTAATTGCCAGAGTCTTTGCAAGCTACGAGCGCATCGAGCAGAAGCTAAAGAAGGGTGGCTACGAAAAAGTTATCATCCTTGATGCAGGAGACATGATTGAGTCAGTCTCCAACTCAGCTCAGTTCGCACAGTTAGATTCAAACGACCTTAGCCCAATGCAACAGGTAGACATGGCTGCTGCCCTGCTATGGGATTTGGTCAAGCTTGCTCACAAGTACGCACCCGTGACCTATGCTTCGGTTGCTTCTAATCACTGTCAGTGGCGTTTCAACGGACAGACGGTAGGTAAGCCTGGTCTTGACGATTGGGGCATTGTGATTTTGCAACAGCTCAGACGCTTGACAACTGAGATGGGCATGGATGTCACTTATCTAATCCCTGACCCGTATGACGAGTCTTTAGCGTTGGATGTCTTTGACGATAAGTTCCACATTGTCGCTCTTGCTCACGGTCATCAAGCAAAAAGACCTAACGGAATGGAAGGCTGGCTACAAAAGCAAACATTCGGTCAGGGTCCGACTTCAGCTTTCACATTATTTGTCAGCGGTCATTTTCATCATCTGCGAGTAGAAGAACTCGGTCAGTCACACAACGGCGGATCACGCTACTGGATTCAGGCAAGCACTATGGACAACGGCTCTGACTGGTTTAGGCTTCAGTCAGGAACTGACAGCGCAACTGGAATACTTTGCTTTGAGCTAGAGCGACAGGTTCACTTTCAAGGCACGGTTTATAAGCTGTAGATCATGGTAAGAGAGGAAACCAGAAATCATAAAAACTACTGCTGGAACGAACCAGACGCAAAAAACACTCTTGGCGCTCGTACTTGCGACAATCCTAACTGCGTTCGGCCTGCTCATGTCATTCCTGCTATTGAGATGGAGTGGTGGGACATCAGCTATCGAACAGGCAAAAAGCTTACCTATCAAGAAACCTACGAAAAGATAGTGAGTGAAGCATGGTAGCAATACTTTTGATTTGCCCTAATGGACACATGCTTGAAATGATTATCGGACCTAAAAGCTCTTTGCCTTCAGTCTGCCTAACCTGCAACACACCTTTTGGAAAGAATAAATGACCTACCAAATTTTGCTTGGCAACAATTTAGATGTTTTGCCAACACTGCCCGACAACAGCGTGGATTCAATAGTTACTGATCCACCTTACGAACTTGGCTTTATGGGTAAGAAGTGGGACAGCTCAGGCATTGCTTATTCGGTTGAACTCTGGCAACAATGCCTAAGAGTGCTAAAGCCAGGTGGACACCTTCTTAGCTTTGGTGGCACTCGCACCTATCACCGAGTGGCAGTAGCGATTGAGGATGCAGGGTTTGAGCTAAGGGATTCGATTGCTTGGCTGTATGGCTCTGGTTTTCCAAAGTCAATGGATGTAAGCAAGGCTATTGACAAAGCTGCTGGAGCTGAAAGAGAAATCATTGGGACAAAAATAGCAAGCCCCAAAGGAATCAGTCAGGCAGAAGCTAGGTCTGATTCGGCGGCTGGTGCTTATGGCGGTGAAACTAAAGAGATTGACATAACAGCGCCCTCAACGCCAGAAGCTAAACAATGGGAAGGCTGGGGAACAGCACTAAAGCCAGCCTTTGAACCTGTCATAGTTGCCAGAAAACAAATAGAAGGAACAGTTGCAAACAATGTCCTCAAGTGGGGGACAGGTGGACTGAACATAGATGGATCGAGAATCGGCACAGACACTATCAGCACCCACAACGCACCCAAAGGAACTTTTGCTGGTGGCAGTCCAGATAGAGGCAGCGATACTTCAAGCTATAAAGAACACACTGGTAGATGGCCAGCAAACATTATTCTTGACCCTTACACGGCAGAGCTAGTGGATGAACAAAGTGGGGATAGGCCAGGCGGCAACTTTCCAACGCAACGCGGTGCTGGAGTGGCTACTGGATTCGGTCTGGGCAGGCCAACTGAGGGTGGCGCAAGAAAGATGAACGATAGCGGTGGAGCATCAAGATTCTTCTATGTAGCTAAAGCCTCAAAGCGGGACAGGAACGAAGGACTTGATGATCTTGAAGCTAAAACTGCCTCAGAAATGACAGGCAGAAAAGAAGGCTCTGCTGGTCTAGTTATGAAACACGAAGATGGCTCAGATAAAGCAAACGCCTACGCTGGCACAACTGGCGCAGCTCGCCAAAACTTTCATCCCACAGTAAAGCCAACAAGTCTTATGGAATACCTTGTAAAGCTAGTTACCCCGCCAGGTGGAGTGGTCCTTGATCCGTTTACAGGCTCAGGATCTACGGGTAAAGCAGCAATCCTGCAGGGCTTTGACTTTATTGGAATAGAACTTACCGAGGATTATCTGCCAATTATTCAGGGCCGACTCAAGTATGCAGAACAGTTAGTTGCTGAAGCAGAAGAACAAGAAAAACTAAAAGAAACGGAAAAACTGTTTTGAGTCCTTCGTATGAATACCAATGCCAGTGTGGAGACTCAGCCACAATCGTTCGGTCAATAACTGACGAAGAAAACAAACCTATCTGCGCTAAGTGCGCTTTGGAGATGACAAGAGTGTTTGAGAAGCCTGCTATTACCTTCAAGGGGGATGGTTGGGCTGGTAAAGACTCCAAGTAAAACAAGGGGGGCCTTTTCTGTGAGAAAAGTTTACAGAAAAAACAAAAACAACGGGGGGCCGTCATGTACGCAAAACCTTGCCTAGATTGTGGAAGGCTGACCAAAGGCGGTTCCCGCTGTGAGATTCACCAGACAATGATTGAGCAAAGGCTAGAAGCCAAGCGTGCCGAAAGAAAAAGAGAAACAGGCCAGTACGCAGGAGATTACAGAAAGCGTGCCAAGCAGGTTCGAGACTCAGCTCTTTACTGCCACCTGTGCAACGAGGGCATGAGGATAGATGACCCATTCCAAGCTGACCACTTGATACCAGGAGACCCGAACAGTCCACTAGCCCCAGCTCATAGATCATGCAATGCACGCCGAGGGAACAAGCCGCTAACAAAATAAAATCTTGACTGACTCAAACATTCGGTTCGGATTCGGTTCAACATTTAGCGACAGAAATTCCGAGATTCGGTCAAGATTCGGTTGAGATTCGGTTCAAGACTCGGTCAATATTCGGTCAGGATTCGGTTGGAAATTCTGGCAGACAGGGCCAGAAACGACCTTCGAACTCTTGTTCGAAACACTTGTTCTAATGGCCTAATCGAACATTTGTCCGAATAGCTAAGCGCCCGACACTGCCAGGGCTTGAGACGGGCAGACAAGGCCACACCGCAACCGCTCCCGCCGCGCTCCTAGGGGCCTAGCCCTCAATCGATGATCATCGATTTTCTGGCGCTCCTAACGGCCCCGCAACAGCGGCGGCGGCGAACCTATAAAGGGGTACAGATACCCCGCGACACGGCCACACACCGACACGGAGCAGACAAGGCCAAAAAGGGCTTTTTGACGGCTTGAAACCGACACGCCGAAAAACAGAAAAAAACAGAAAAAAACACAAAAAAAGGGAAAAATCTGTTATCCTTTACCTATCGCCCGAAAGGGCCTAACGAAAGGGAAGAAATGCCAGATTACAAGAGATACAACAACCTCAACGATAAAGCTCAAGAGCTAGCCCAAGAAATAAAGGACAATCTCGACACCGCTAACGATTGGGGATACCAAATTCACCTAGACAACGCCGAAAAACTTTTAGCAGACTTCAAAAAAGTTTGGGCGGAAATGATTGAAGAAAGAAAAAGGGTGGGAGCATAAGCTCCCCCCTCAAAAAACGAAAGGGAAAAAATGAAACTAGCCTTGAATATGGTTTTTTTGTTTGTCGCTTTGTTGGTTGCTTGGAACTTACAGGACAACGGACAAAACACCGCGGCGGCTTTTTTGCTCCTGGTGTCTCTTGCTTTGGCTTTTGTTGTACAGATTGAGAAAGGGAAAAACTAAAAATGGAATATTGCGATATGACAGGGTGTTGCGACACCGCCGAATTTTTCGCGGAATTTGAAGAAGAAGGCAAAAAAGTAATTTACGAAATTTGCGAAAGTTGCGCGGAATA